GTTGGAACTGTGGTTCCGGTCAACCGATTCTTAAATTCCGTCTGCCATAAGGCATTCTTTTCTGCATTGCCGCTCCAATAAGCAGGACACGCTTTGCCTGTAACATCAAAGTGCCGGATAACATTGGATGCCGGGATATTGTACTGCTTCATTTTTGCTTTCACAAGTTCTATCGCATTGGCAATACACCCTGCGGACGGATATACCTTTCCATTCTTCACATCATCGCATAATTCGATGTTCAATGTGTTGGAATTAGTTGCTTTTCCATACAAGGAAGCACCGCCTGTTGTTTTATAATTGGAATATCGACTTCCACCAACGGAATATGCCACATAATCATCCGGTACTGATTGCGTGATAGAATCATCGTCAACAAAGTAATGTGCAGATGCTTTTACGATGTTCCGTTTGAAGTAGTTACCGTTGTTTTCGTCAGTATCGCCGTCATTTCCGGTGTAATGAACCACAATAAACTTAATCTCCGACAATGCACGAATTTTTCCGTAATTAGACCGATTCGCAAGGTTCACTTTGAAATTATATGCCATTACTTATCACCCCTTTTAAAACGGTTCCACAAGTCGGATACCTTTTCCCATCCGTACATAGACACAAAAGCCACGACAAATCCGGCCATAATAGCTGCAATGAACATATACCAAATGATAGTCTGCTGAATATACTGCATATAGGCCACAAATGCCGTTACAGTAAGACCAATGGACAGAACGAATACCAGGATATCTGTCGGAATCTTAGATAGAACCCCAACACCCTTAAATACCTGAGTAATCACTGATACCATAAATGCCAATGCCCCAATGATAGCCATTAGCAGCGTTGCATACTGCAACAGTCCTTCTGTTAAAAATTCCATATTCTTTTTTCCTCTCTTTCTTTGTTTTTAAATATAAAAAGCGGCCACTATTGACCGCCGTTTATATCGCATATTGATTCTTCTGATTCTGCCTTTTTTAAAGGTAGTTCTTTTGTCCTGTTATAAATGTTCGTTCCGGTACCGTTGCCGCCGAGCGAGTGATAAGCATCGTATATTATCCGCAAATTGTCCAATATATCTTCTGCTTTTTCCAGGGGAATGTAGCCTAGTCGCAAGTAACTGTTGCACTCTTGAAAAAGTCTGTCATGTAGCATAGCAACCATTCCTGATTTAATCGCTTCCTGCTCACACATTCTTTTTTTGAGCATAAATGTCAGTTTTTTGTAGCATAAAGAAAGGCAGCCAACAGCTGCCCCCAAAATACATTCAATCCAATATTCGATAACAAATTCAATCATCTTTCGTATATCCTTTCTTAGTCCTTAACTATGGTTACATTGCCTATCTCCACCCCATCTATAAACGCTTTCAATTTACTAGTGGAATCAACCCACTGCAACGAAAGACGGTTGTTCGCAAACAGTCCAATATGAACCTTTTGCGTCATCATTGTATCAACTTCCGCTTCAGTGTAATATCTATCATCGTGCGTATGGCTTGATGCAGGATATGTTGACGGCTTCCCGGTTACATTCGTCCATGCGACACCCCCGGCATTTGTTGCATAAGCAACGCTCTTTGCACTATCGGCAGTATTATTGACATTTCCAAGGCCAATATTGGCAGGAGTGATATTCACTTGCCCGGTTCTGTATGCTGTTTCAGCGTTACCCTTAACACCTGTTATCGAATTTACTTGTGCCCCTGCGGCAATGCCGGATAACTTCGTCTTTTCGGCTGTGGTGTAGTCATTTGTTGATAACGCTTTTCCGCTAACCTTATCCACCTTTGTGCCTAAGGCCGTTTGTAAAGCACTTGTTTCACTTTGTGTGGCGATATTTACCCATGAAGTCCAGGTTCCTGCGAACTTAGACCGCCCCATCATCAATAACGGTGGCAAATCTGCCCCATTGGGATATTTCGTCATTCTCTGCCACTCATACTCGGCACTTGTTTTCATTCCTTCCACATAGTAAGTTCCACCAAGGATGGAAAGATTACTCGTTGCCACGCTTAATGTGAAATTATAATAGGTATTTATCGCAAGGTTTGTTGAATGTCCATTCATAACGGAATCCAACTCCGCTTGCGTTTTCACATTATAATATTGTGGTATGCGGCTGTGTAACAGCGTTCCATCTGCTTTTGCGTTCCAGGAACTTCTTTCAGCCGATGTAATGTGCATGACATTGTTACCAATATGATTGATTAAAGTAGTGATAGCCAATTTGGTCTTTTGCAAGGCCACATTCAATTTTTCGCCACTTGTCAAAGTAGCAAGTGTTGTTGTATCTGAATATGTTGGTGTTTGGTCATTCGTAGATACATTTGGAACGCTATCAAGTCCGATTTGAGCCTTTGTAACTGCATGAGGGTTACTTTTATTGCCTATGTGTGAAATAAGGTCAGACACGGCTTTTGAGAGTTTCCCAAAGGCTGTTGATAACACTTCCCCACTTGCAAGGTTGCTCAAATTTGCCGAAACCGTGTAAGTCGGTGTCTGATTGTTCGTTGCCACATTCGGAACATTGCCAAGGCCTATTTGCTCTTTGGTCACTCCGTGTGGATTGCTTTTGCTTGCAATGTGTGAACTGTTGCTTGTGGTTACTGCATCAACCTTCGTTTGGTTGCTTTTCATTCGTTCATCAATGATTTCTGTATTAGCGTTCATATCGTGAACACTATAAAAATCAGTTTCATCCGGAAGTAAAAGAGAATAATTCGTTGAATTTCTCATTTTACATTTCCTTTCTTTTTTTTAACTGATTACTTCATTTCTTAATGCTCCATAACTGTAATTGGCCAAATGTCCATAAGTAAATGCCGATAAAACCGAATGGCTATTATACAGCAGATCATAATCAAGAATAATGTTCATTGGCACCATCTGATTGACAAGCTGCAATATTTCATCGAACTGTTTCTTGGATGTCAATGCAATCTTAATAACCAATGTCCATGTGGCTGCATCATAATTCATTGTGTAGCCGTTCTCTCCGCACATCTGCACCAAATGATGCTCCAACATCCTGTATGTGTACGGAAGTTGAGCATTCAGACGGTTAATAATGCGGAACCGCCTATCTTCTATGGTGTCTGTTCCCATAGGAGTTATTTTGAGCATCTTTTCCCATCGCTTGATGCCGTTTTCCGTCATCAGATAAAGGAATTGGTCATTATACGCATTTTCATTGGCCACCCACAGGGATGATAATTCCGGATATTCAGCAGTAGCGTGTGCCTGAATCTCCTTAATGTCTTTAATGACACCCGGTAAATATTCCAAAATATTAGGTTGCATTTACAGACCCCCTCACTACAATGGAATCTTTATCAACAGTAAGATTGCTGTCAGACCCATTCAGCGTTGTGCCGGATATATCAATAATTCCGGCAATGTCAAGGATTCGTGTTTCGATTTGAGCGATTCTCACAATGATATTGCTGACATCTTCCCATTCTGCATTAAGATCTGCAAAATAGTTGTCAATAGCCTGCTCAACATATGCAGACACATCATCCCAGGTATAACCGCTGTCCAGGGTTAATGCCATTGATATATTCACGCTCGCTTCTGTTACCCCTTCGACCGTTACTGTATGCCCTATCGGAGCAATACCATATCCGGCTCCTTGGTTAGGTACAGGGTCAATCTGCGTTTGGATTGAAGCCACAAAATCAGCATTTGGCTTTGTGTAGGAAGAAGTAGTAAATACAAGCCGAACTGTGCCGCCGCCTTTCCATTCTGCTGCAGAATATACCTTTACACCGCCTACACCTGCTATTTTCTTTGTTTTCTCGATATAATCAGCACGATTACCACCGAATGCCTGTGAGTTCAGCGATGCATAAAAGGCTTCATCAATAAGCGATTCATCCGCTTCGTCTTCGCCCCATTGGTATATTCCAACGATTTCAGCCGATTCAAGGTTGTTGATGTAATCAATCGGTGTTACTTCCCCGGTAACATTCCCGGCAGTTCCGAATGTTTCACATTGAACACGATACACACCATCTGCCATTTTCTCAATAACAATAAAATTGATATCGTTATAATTAAACCGACTTCCCAAGGGTATATCAATGCTTGAAGGACTTGTATTCAAAATACATACCGCCTGCGTAGAATCGAATTGTGTTGTATCAATTCCACGCTCTTTGCATCGCTGCAGTTTTCCTTCCCTGTCGGATGTATCGAAAAATGTAATATTGGCGATGTTATCCAACGCAATATACATATTCTGCAATTCCACCGCAATCGGTGCGGAAGCGTTATACAAGAAAGACGATTCCCTAACATCCATTGAAGATGGCATTCTTGCCAAAATCCTATCCAATATTACCTCATAGGTTTCGTTCTCATACATTAACATTTACCTCACTTTCTATGTTTCCATATATCGTTTCTACGATAAATGTCACATGGACTTTATTCTTATTTTTTTCAAAAGCGAAATTAGAAACACTGATGATTCTTTCGTCCTGAACCAAGGCTTCCGTGATTCTTCTTTCGACTTCCGGCACTACATAGGAATACGGCTGTCCAATCAAGTCTGCCAACTCCACACCATAATCCCAAGAATATATAAGATATTCATATCGTTCCGTGTTTAAGATAAAATAAATTGTTTGCTTTAACTGTTCCAAGTCTTCCACGGTTCCATTGATTTTGCTGTTTGGTATATCCAAAGCATAATCTTTTGACGGAATATCGCTTTCCGTAAAATCCTGCAAAAACTGTTCATTGATTACCGGAATCACATCAACCACCTACCTTGTCCAATATAATGTATCTTTGGCCGCCCTGTTCCTGCATCATCACAACCTTATCCCCAACTTTTAGGCCATTGTCGATTGTAATGGTTTTCTGTTCGCCGTCTATGGTCACATTCACATTGTGCTTTTTCACATTATTGGTCAGCACTATAAATTCCTTTGTGATAGTGAATTTTTGGTCTATCTTAATTGCCGGAGTGGAATTTACCACGGTTCCATACATTATCCTTGTGGGATTCGATGCTTCTACCGCTTCCACCGCCGCCTTTTTAATAATCTGAATCATATTCATACTAGACAACGAACTCACCGCCCCTCAATGTCAAATCCATCGTATGCAGGTTATTTTTGAAACTGTGCGTAACTTTCTCAACTAACATATAATTAGTGAGTTTGGATTCTCCAACATCAAGCCGTACTACAACCGATGTTCCGGCTCTTACCCTTAAATCTCCAAAGGCTCCGCTTACTTTAAGGCTCTTGGTTTTGGCATTGTATAATTTCAACAATGCATCTGCCTTAGCAGCTGCCCCCTGTGGATTGTCCACGGATTCATAATATTGAAGAATACCCCAATTATTGATATTGGTAGAATCCTTGGCCATATAGACTTCCCTTTTCCCGGTTTCGTCATTGTCATAGGTCAACTTAACCTGGTTATAGGTTTGGTCATTGATGCTTGAAGAATGAGATAGGTTTTGTGCCGTATCTTCATCAATCAAAAGGTTCAGCAGCATATCTTCTGAATTTTTCAGCGTAATCCTGCCGAAATCGTCATACATTACATATAGCCGATTGGTGTTCCGCAAGGTGTCATCCATAGCCGTCTGAATAATATCAAAAAGGGTTTTATTGTCCTCTACCTTAGAAGGGATAATATACTCCGTATTTACAAGGCTACCAACCTGCAATCCAAAATCGCTTGCAATCATAGATATGACTTGGTCTGCTCGCTTATTGGTATATATATAAGAATCCTTATTTTTCAGGTATCTTAATTGGTCATAGGCTGTAACTTGAATCTCATTGGTTTTTCCACCGGATATGCTGAATATAAAGCCGAAGAACACATTGACCTTATCTACGATAAGTTTTACTGCGTTTCCTTCGGTTATATTCAACTTTTCATCCTGAATACAATCGAATTTCAATGTTCCAGGCTCTCCGAATCGGCTTGTATCCCATGTGATGCCGCTCAATACCGCAGGCTGATACGCTGTATTGAGCGGCATCACATGGGATACAAGCCGATTCGGAGAGCC